GTTAAAATGCAATGGTCGCAATTACCGTGCAAGGTGCTGAACTCATTAAACGAGTGGTTGAAAGGATATACCCAGGAACGTCATTTGATTTAAGCGAGGGCGTTATTGAATTTTATAAATTTTCAGACCATATAAGGCGTATTAGAGAGAAACATGGGGTGGTGTATAAACGGAAAGCGGAGGAAATCGAACGTAATATAAAACTGAGAAAGGAAGAGCTATTTGGAATACCCGTTCTACGTGATTCGACCTGGGAAGAAATTTTTAACATCGATTACAAAGATGACGCGGTGTTCCAAGTTTATATGAATTCCGTGTTACGCCAAGAAGACTTAGAACCAGAGGAGGAATTCTTGCGAAATTATAGAGTGCATGGTGAACACGCTGGATTGACGCAATTTATAGAACAAAGGGCGAAAAATGAAATGCAAATATACGGAGATATACCTATTAAGGTTTGGGCAGCATTTCTATTAGAGTTAGATTTTGAAACGAAGCACCAAAGTTTGGGAGTAAAGGTTATGTCATCTTTCATTAAACGATTTGGAGAACCGTTTCATCAGGGTTTCAGAGATTTATCGAATCTTGAGGATTTTAACATTTCGTACTCAACGCCTTTATTATTTGAGATGTGTTGTATGGAGTCAATCTTAGAGCACAACATTATAATGCGAATGAAAGAAGAAGGTATACAGACTTTAGAGTATGGCGATGAGAAAATCGATCCGGTAGCTTTACTGCGTGAGTTATTTATTGTATGTTTACCTCATCCGAAAAAGATAAACAATATGCTAAGATCGCCATATTCGTGGTTCGTTAAAATGTGGGGAGTAGGCGCAGAACAAATTACTGTGTTAACGTCGGGAGCGGGGGATGATCGTAATTCTAAGGATGTCTTTTATGACAGGTATCAAACAAATCTAAATCGATATGTGGACATTTTTAAATGTAAATTTTATTCAGACTCACTAAAATCGAATTCAGATAAAGTACAGGAAGCGATAACTTATTCACAGAACTTGGGCATGCATCATTATGGCTTACCTGTTTTTGAATCGTTATTACGAAGTGTCTACAGACGACCTTTCTACCCCTTTAAACAGAGTAACTTAATGTTAGCTTCATTTCTGTTGAGTCTACAGGTAATAACGGGATATGGAAGGGCGTGGGTAAAGAATGTAGGCACTGACTTCGACAAACAGATGAAACCAACACCCGACAATTTAATTGCGCAAGTCTCAGAAGGAACACGCGATAATTTCATACAAGCTTATAACGAAGCAAAAGAGAAAAGAGAGGAAATAGTCAAGCCCGAGGACCTATATACTTCAATGTTGAGATTAGCTAGAAATACAAGCTCAGGGTTTGCTGCAGAAATTTTAATACAGAAACGGTTTGGACCGAATAAAAGAAAAGAATTGGTAAAAATAAATTCGAGAATTAAGGCGGTCGTTATCTTTACAAGAGGCCACATTGTCTTCACACCCACTGAATTGGAGAAGAAGTATAATACTGCAGAATTATACCAAACAAAGGGTTCAAGAGATGTACCAATCAAAGCAACAAGGACGATCTACTCGATTAATTTATCAGTGCTAGTACCGCAGCTCATTGTTACCCTACCTCTTAATGAATATTTTGCGCGGGTAGGCGGAAATACGTCACCGGAGTACAAGAAATTAGGAGGAAAAATCATAGTAGGTGATTTGGAAGCGACGGGGTCGCGTGTGGTCGATGCTGCAGATTGCTTTAGAAACAGTGGAGATAAAGACATACTGGTGATCGCAATTGACTATAGCGAATATGATACGCATTTAACTCGTTATAATTTTCGAAAAGGCATGTTAGAGGGGATACGTGAGTCAATGAAGCCATATAAAGATTTAAGATATGAAGGTTACGATCTGGATCAAATCATAGAATTTGGTTATGGCGAAGGTCGTGTTTCACGAACGCTATGGAATGGAAAAAGACGTGTGTTTAAGACTACGTTAGATAAATATCTGAGTCTATCAGAGGCGGAGCGCGCGCAAGGAGAATTCAAAGTCCCGAAAGGAGTATTACCAGTCTCAACTATTAATGTGGCTGAAAAAATTGAGGTTGAAAGAAATTTCAACACATTGATATCTGCGACGGATGGGAGCGATTTGGCTTTAATTGACACTCATTTATCAGGCGAAAATTCGACTCTAATTGCGAACTCAATGCATAACAAAGCGATTGGAGGTCTTATACAGAGCGAATTGAAGAAGGAACACATGCACGATATAACTTTCCTATCGGAGCAATACGTTGGAGACGATACATTGTTTTACTGTAAATTACACACAACTGATAGGACAAAGATTCAACAAATGATCACGAAGATCTTCGAAACTGTGACAAAATGTGGGCATGAAGCGGCGCCTAGTAAAACCATGATAACACCTTATTCCGTCGAAAAAACACAGACACACGCCAAGCAGGGCATATATGTGCCGCAGGATCGGATGATGATAATATCATCTGAGCGACGTAAGGATATTGAGGATGTACAGGGGTACGTGCGGTCTCAAGTACAAACGATGGTGACTAAAGTCAGCAGAGGTTTCTGCCATGACCTAGCGCAATTAATTTTAATGTTAAAGACCACATTTATTGGGGCGTGGAAAATGAAACGTACGATAAAGGAGGAAGGCATTTATCGGGATCGTAAGTTCGATTCGAATGAAGAAGACGGCTATACACTTGTGATGTTAAGGAATCCTTTAGCCTTATATGTCCCAATAGGATGGAATGGCTATGGAGCTCACCCTGTGGCTATAAATATCGTCATGACAGAAGAGATGTTTTTGGATTCAATGTGTATCGGCAATCTGGATGAAGTAATGCGTCCCATTTTAAAGATTAGGGGAAAGATACCGCCAACATGGAATGAAACCGAAGCGGACAAGCGCGCGATTGGTTCAGAAACAAAAATGAGTTTTTTCTCGAAGATGGCACGACCCGCGGTGCAGATCGCCTTAAACAACCGCGAGATTATGGAAGCAGTTGAACATTTACCATTGGGAGATTTCTCACCAGGTAAATTGTCAAGAACGATGATGCATAGCGCACTACTTAAGGAGTCGAAAGCACGTTCCCTCTTAGCAGCAGGATACGAGCTAGATTATCAAAAGTCATTGAATGCGTGGTCAGAAGAACGAGTGATGGTCGCTATGCGCGAAGAGCCGGGAGTGATATCTACTTCGTATGGCAAGCTGTTTGATTTATATTTTGAGGATGAAGTGATGGAAGCGCCATATATGTTCCCTGATCAAAATTTATCTCCACAGTTCTATATACAGAAGATGAAAATAGGACCACGGTGCAGTTCGCGCATACGTACATCCTATATCGATAGAATTGACGTCATACTACGTAAAGATGTTGTGATGCGTGGCTTCATAACCGCGAACACGATCTTGAATGTCATTGAAAAATTAGGAACGAACCACACTGCGAGTGATTTGACAACGGTATTTACGTTGATGAATATAGAAAGCAAAGTAGCGGAAGAGTTGTCAGAATATATTACGAGCGAGAAGATTCGGTTTGATGCGTTGAAGCTGCTGAAGAAGGGGATAGCGGGGGATGAATTTACGATGTCGATAGATGTAGCGACGCAAGCTATGGTCGATAAGTTTATCAAATATCCGCATCAGTTGACTAAGACGGAATTAGATGCAATAGTGCTATATTGTTCGCAAATAATTATGCTGAGGGCCGCTTGCGGTTTACCTTTAAAAAAGATGAGGTTAGTTGTACTTGATGAAGCGAAGCGAAGGTTTAAAGTACGAGCCCAAAGGTTTAGAACACACATTCCAAGGATCAAGGTAATTAAGAAATTGATGGATTTAAATCGCATGAGTGTACGTCGTCTAGAGAACCAATTCGTTTAGAGTGCACCCGCATTATACTTAC